TCTGTCATCATAGACTGTGGTAAGATCATACGTGCTTGCTCTGGGCAGACACCTTCACTAAGGAGTTGCTTGTAAGTCATCAGTGATCGTGTGTTGTGGTAAAAAACATTTGCATTGCTTACTACCTCACCCTCACTACCCTGTTTCTTATCTTCAGCCCTACCACGCCACACATCAGGGTCATAGAACTCAGGCTCTTCATCTACGTACCTACGACTGACCTCATTCCAACGTAGGAACTTATGCTTCACAAGTTGACGGGCCACAAAGACAGGAGCCTTGACATGAAAGCTGGCAAAGCAATGCCCGAAGGGAGACATGTGTTTGTGCTCTGCCAGATAATAGATTAGTTTTTCATCCTTGTCTGTAGTGTAGGTGTTGTTAGACTTCTTGCCGAAGGATACCCTTGCAGCATTAACGACAGTAATATCACTGCCCATGTAGTCCATCATGGTTGCCTTAATCATCTTTCGATCCTTTGAATCTGTGCTTGAAGAATACTATGGCATTGATTGTTGTATTGATAGTTACCATTAAGAGTATCCACCACTGCCACCAGACTAACCCACCTACTTCTAACATTCTATACTGTCTTTACCTTTGTGTTTCTCTTTACGTACTGGCCTAGGTTTCTTCTTGTCAGGCACAACCCTAGGCTTGTACTTGGGTTGCCTCAAGTCCCTAGCCATTGGGTTGCGCCTGTTGTTCATCCTACCAACGGTCCTCCATCTCTAGTTCTTTGTATGGTACGTGCTCAAGGATACCTACCTTCTCAAGACGGACAGAGGCAGTTGACCCCTTGCCGTAGATAGAAATTTTGACCTTAGCTTTAGTGCCATTGCCAAGAGCACCGTCTTCGATGTAGTCCCAAGGTGTATTAGTTGTACCCTTGGTGACAGAGGGTGCTCCACCGAAGTCATCGATACCTGATGGGTGTACATTAGGACGCTTGAGTTTCATACCTTTACGTCCATCTGCCACATCGAATGGCTTGATCATCTTGTTACCCATCGACTCCTCAGGGAAACCTAGCTCAACCATCTTGTTAATCTCTTGGTCATCCTTAGGGACAAAGACAGTATTGTACTGACCTGAGGTACGTTCATGGTACTCAGAGTCATCCATGTTGTCTGTGTGCAGACGGGCATAGTAGAGTTCACCCTCGAATACACCGTACTTAGTTTTAGAAGCCATCAGAATCTCCTTTGCTGGCTGTTGATCGGTTCATCATATACATTATTACCTGTGTTGTCAAGACAAAAATTACAGGTAACAGTGCAAAAATAAAGTTAAAGATTATCAATGGGTATCTCTCCAAGACTTACCTATGTCAGTTGAACCAGCTAGAGGACAGACCATGTTGAAGTTCTTACCTGCATCAACAATAGACTGACGTTGTATATCTCCTAGTAGTTCAGCATCCTTGTATGGTCCTGTCACTTCTGTCTGCCACTCATCGTGGGGCCAAGTGACTAGCTTGAAGTTAATCCATTGACGTTTAGCTTTGTGTGTCCAGTCAAGTGCTGCGTGTTTCATGATCACTGACTCACCATTCTGTAACATACCTGCCAAGGTCTTGTGCTCAGATGGTACTAACACCTTGCGTCCATCCAACCCAATGAAGTACCCTCGCTTTGCTATGTGAGGTATGATCTTCTTCTTGAGATTAGCTAATCCTTGGATAGACTCCATGAAGTTATCGACTGCCTGTGTTGCCTCCTTGTTTGATACGTTAAGTATCTGACTGATCTTACCTGTACCTGCACCTAACAGGAAGGCATATATGAAAGTCTTAGCCATGTCTCTTGTTACATGGGACATACCTAGAGCCTTGCGGTTGAGGTTGTGTATGTCAGTCTCGTCCTCCTTCTTACCTGACACGATAGCGTTAACATACTCCTCTGAGTTCATCAGGTGAGCTAGTACCCGTAGCTGAATACCCTCAGCATCTGTGCCTACCAGCCAGCTATCCTCAGGCACAGTCCATAGTGCTCTGAACTGACCGTCATACTTAGCCTTCACTTCCTCTACTGCTGACTTAGGTGTGCCATGAAACTCAGCAGGGATGTTAGCTTGGTTGGGTGCTCTGTGAGCCATGCGTCCTGTCCATGCACCGATGCCCATGAAGTGACCATGAATACGTGAATCGTCACCACAGTGGCCTAGCCACTCCACCAGTGAGGAACGTCTACCCTCAAGGGTCAACCACTCAGTTAAACGTTTGGCTCCTGTAGGGGCTGTCTCAGGCAGTGTGCTAAGGTTTGTCTCAGATAGAGTCCATCCGTACTTAGCAAATTTAGCTCCTCTATCTGTGGTTTTGTTCTCTGTCATACTCAATGTGTCCTTTGGTTTTGTCCACTGGTTTCCAACCTGCATCCCATAGTCTTTCGATACGCATCTTAGGTGACGATGGTTTGAACTTGACCCAATCCATACAGATAAGTTGGGCTGGATATGTTTCGTAATTGATCTTGACCTTAGGGTATTTGCTTATAGCATCTTTCACAACCTTTGTCAAGTCTCCGTTTGACTTTTTTCTGTACAAGATACGATTGACTTCTTCTAGTTGGGGTGGGAAGTCCTCTTGGAAACCATCCTCTAGCTGAAGCATACGCAGTTCGATCTCGTCTAGCAGGTGCTCTGCCTTCTCCTTGTCGAAGAAGAAACCATTGCTGTGCATCTCCTCACAGAGAATCTGGATGTCATGCTCTACCTTGATAGCCTCTTGCTGTGTCTCATCCTTGAGGACAGGCAAGAACCTCTGGTATAGCTTGACAGTGACAGCTACATCCTGATGACAGTAGTCTACCATCTCTTGAGAGAACTTGGAGAAGTCGTTGAAGTCCATCTTGAAGTCAGACAGACGTCTACCCCAAGCCTTCAATGAGTGTCCACCTTGCAGGTTGTAGTCAATGAAACGGGATACAACAAGAGTATCCAGTACTTTGCTAGGGTCAATCCTGTTACCTAGCAGTCTGTTGATCACAGGTACATCAAAAGCAATGCCATTGTGAAACACAAACAGATCAACAGTATCGCAGAAATTAGCAAAGTCTATGCCCTCTTCTATTATCTTGTCTGGATTGTGAAACTCATAGGTCTCACCTGTGTTGACATCCTGACCACAGATAACCCAGATACGACTAGCATCTAGAGTGTCTGTCTCAATGTCCATAGCTACAACTTTACGTGTCATCTTTAGAGAACCCTATTTGTACTACAGTGAGGGGCCACAGCAGTGACCAGATAAATTGTTTTCGTTTGTCAATCTCATCGTACCTATCCAGTAGATGAAAGACAGAGGCCACATGCAGGTAGTGCAGAGCTACCCCAAAGGAATAGATGACACCACACAGGGTAGGCCATAGGCTAAAGTAATCCATACTTCTCTTTCATTGTGAACGAAGCTGTGTCAAACGATAGCTGACCTGCGTAGCCTGTTGGACCTACTGGTCTGTTCTTGGTGACCAGAAGCTTCGTTGTGTTACGTTCATCTGCATCCTCTGCCATCTTGTTTCGTTGCAGTTCGACAACAACGGATGCTCTCTGTTCTATCATGCGGCAGTACTTGACAGCCCCATCATCATTGGTGTGACCAATAGTTATGATACCCACGTTCAACTCAGCAGCCAGCTTGGATAGCCTGACAGCTAGGTCAGCTAGGAATTGCTCTTTGCTTTCGTCTCCTGACATGTTAGCTGCTATGTCCTGTATAGGTTCAAAGAATATGTACTGCACACCACATGCCTGAGAAAGATACCTGATATGGTTAAGGATTTCAAGAGGGTCATCCTCGTCATTGAGAAAGAATTGGTATAGCCTCTCATCTTTAGTCAGGTTAGTGATAGCCTCCTGTACTTGACGGTCCAGACCTTTCTCTTGTATCAAGTCCTTACGTGTTACATTCTCACCTAGTTGGTATGACACCAGACCTAGGACACTACGTAGCTTTGTCTCCTCCATGTGCCAAGCTGCAATGCGTATCTCTGGGTACTTACTCAGGAGTCGGTACTCTAGGTACCGCATGAACTCAGTCTTACCTATGCCTGTCTGTGCCTTGAACAGAGTGAAGTGTCCCTGCATCAAGCCCAAGCAGAGGTCATCGAAGTCCTGTACACCTGTCTCTACGTAGACGTGTTCCTCTGATGTGTTGTACAGCTTTAGGAACTGATCAGTTGTATTGATGATATTCTCAGGCGTGTACTTCTGAGCATTGAACCAAGCATGGTAGTATGAATCCCGTTCACCTGCCTCAAGGAACTCATTGGCATCCTTGAACTTGTCGTGCTTCATCCTGTACACTTTGTTAGGGAAGAGGTTAGCTATCTTCTGAGCTACTGCATTCCCTGCGTCATCGTGTTCTATTGACAGGACTATCTTCTCAAATGACTTGAGCCAGTCAGTCACGTTCTCCCATAGGCGTCTGCTTGGTGAGGCAGAAGGCAATGACACAAAGGCTGAGTTGTATTTCTTATGCTTACACATTTGGTATGCTGACATAGCATCTAGCTCACCCTCTGTGATCGTGACTATCTTACCTGAGCCAGCGTTCCATAGGTTCATACCGAATAGTTCATCTGACTTGAGACCCTTAGCGGAGAACTCCTTAGGGAAGTATCGTGTCTTGGTACCACCTGAGGGGTAGACATACTGCTGGTACTTCTCTTCACCGTCACTGTTGAGGTAGGTGTAGCACCCGTAGAACTCCATTGTCTCCTTGGATATACCTCGCATACCTCTGTACACTGCTGTCATCTTCTCAAGGTGTACTACTTGAGGTGATTGTTGTTGCATTTCTCCTTCTCCACCTTCCCAATACCCACAACCAAAGCAGTAGCCGTGACCATCTGAGTACCTAGCTAGGTTATCCTTTGAGCCACACTTAGGGCACGGTTCATGCCCTATGAACTGACTGTCTGCTTCGTGATCTCTCATTAGTGCATACCTTCTCTTGCGAATCCATTCTGGATGCTAGTCTCAAGCCAATCCTCAACTAGCCTCTCCATAATAGACTTGTACTGTTCATCTGTCAAGAGGTTAGGACTGTATTCGTTACCCTCTTCATCATAGAGATACTTGATTCTGAACTGTGGTTCAATCTCTAGGGTGATCTCAGGTGGTAAGTCCTTCCATGTCTCAAAGCATATGTAACCGTCTGACAGGATGTCAGCACAGACTGTGATCCATGTGTTATCCGTTACCTCTACTTCTAATTCTGCATCAAATGTTTCGTGTAGCATTCTATAATTCCTCTTGACAGAACCCACAGAAGTCATTGTAAGACGGACCCCCACAGGATACACATGTTCTCCATACTTGTTTTTTCTTTAATGGTATACCGAATGAGAACCCCTTGTGCTCACTCTGGTTAGCCTCAAGCTTCTCCTTTGCTCTCTGTCTTTCCTCGTCTGACATTGGACTAATTGAGACTAGCTTGTCAAGTCTTTTCTTTAACTCCTGAATTTTATCTTTGTGTTGTTTGATCTCGTACTCTAGGTTCTCTATTTCTCCTGATACACTCAT